TATCTGAATCCACCCTCGAACTCTACATCTAAGTCAAACCATTGCATAGAATTGGCATTGGTATATGCAAATGTTTCGGTGTGTATCGGTGCTGACTGCCCAGACTTGAATATCTTTATTGGGATGTTCTCGGCAACAGTAAATTGAAGACCTATCTTATAAGGCTCAAACTTCAAATTAAGACTCTGCGGTGGAGTAATCTCTATAAACCTCGTCTTACCACTATTTGCAGTAGTATCACTTATGTCTCCGGTAGTCTTAACCATATACTCGTTAGAAAGCAAGTTATTTGCAGTCTGTAGCTTACTCTTCTTATTAAACCAATCCGATACACACTTTACAATACCAGCCTCTGTCTCTTGTCTTAGCGTTTCTGTTAAAGACTCGTACTCCCTCCAATAAGTAGAATTGGGAGGCGTATTGCCTGTACTTGGCGTCTGATTAATGTAAATGTAGTTTGTCCCAGATTCTTCTACGACCTCACCAAATCCGTATTGCGTTCCAGCACCATAGGCACTATACGTCACTTGTGAGTCATCAAAGGCTAGTGCCTCTAACACTCGTGGAGTCAACAATGGATGGGCATCATTATAATATAAACCACTTGTAGATGTCGTAAGGTCTACAAGCTGAGTTTTGCTCGGATCAACATTCTGTCTCCATCCGATCTTTGGAAGAAAAGCTGCCTTTATAGTGCTATAATTTATCATAATGGATATTTATTGAAGAAAGGGGAAAGAATAACCATCCCTCCCCCTTCAAAAAGTTATCAAACTAACCAAATCACCTTTCAGTTATCCATTACGCTTCGGTAACTTCCCACTTCACGATAGGAGCAGCTACAGTAGTCAAATCATCAATGTAAGCATTGATAAGGGCAACTTCCATAGAGAAACCATAAGACTGTACTGCCGTTCTTTCTAGGTGAGCCGTTTCAGCACCACCAAGAGCAGACTTGTCAGCCCTTCCTTCGTAGTAGTAAGTAGAAATTGGCACGTTAAGAACAGGAAGAGTATCTATACCCCACTCTGTACCATCAGCCAACTGCGTTCTCAAGATTGAATCAGCTTCGTGAGTGAACAAAACACCAAGAGATCCAGAATTAACCATATAACCGGTAGCCTCTACTCCTGCACCATTAGAGATGTTTTGAGAGAAATGCTGAGTCTTATCAGCATACTCAAGAGTCTTATTTACCTCATTGAACTGACCATACTTCTCTTGTTGTCTCAAGATAGCCTCACCACCAGCATTAGTGATAAGTCGGTAAGGTGCGCCAAAATATTTATTAGCCTTCATAATAACAGAAAGGTCAGAATAAAGTCTGTCCTTATTAGCTTGTGTAGACTGAATAACATTTGAAGCATTGGTATGTACCAAAGTGTCGGCAAATACCTGAGACTTGTTCGTGTTCAAATTAGAAGCAGCAGCAGCATCCAAATCATCAATGATCTGGTCAAGATACTTCTTGAACTTTCTGTTAAAGTCTTGTTGCATCTTGATTTCGTTGTTGCCGTATCTAGCCGGAACAATAGTAAAACCCCAAGAGTAAATGGTTTTTGTAACGCTCATTAGAGCAGATGTATTCTCATCATCAGCAATAACAACTGGTCTAGTACCAGTAGCTACAGTTACACTCTCAGAATCAAATACTGGGACTTTAATATCCCTTCCAGAAGATATAGCTGCTTTCTCAAGCATCTCTGGAGTAATAATTGAGTCAGGCTCAGAATTGCCCATAACGAAGGCATCAAAGCAACCTGCTCTTCCTGTCCTCGTGGTATATTTCGAGGCTTCGGGTGAAGCAATCCTAAATTCTTGCACCCTTGTTGCTAACAAACTCATTTCGTAAGTTTTTAAAGGTTTAAAAAATAATTAGGTGCTTTGCTCTTTTACACCACGAAAAAATATTTCTATCGAACCGGCAATTCTCCTACGCCAAGTTCTTTATACATCGCATCTTTCCGTTCTTGAAACTGCTCACTACCATAGGCAACGCCTTGAGTAGCAAGAGTGTCTTCAATATATCTCATCGCCTCTACCTTTGTAGAGAAATTTCCATTCGACCTAGATGTGTTGTCCGGCTTCGCTTTATTGCCAAGACCAGACTTCTTGTCATTTCCGACAAGATAATTCGACAATTTTCCGACTACCGCCTTGCCAAATGTCAATGGCTTAGTAATGTCGGAAGGGTCAGCAATAGGAGTATTGTTCTCATCGACAAAAACAATCTCATCCTTGCCATTCACTTGACTTATCTGCGGAGTACCCATAGACATAACTTCAGCTATCGCTTGTTTACTGAAACTATCCTGGGCGAAGCTATCATAGTTATCAGAAAACTTTAGCTGAGATAAAACGCCACTCTGAATGCTCTTTATGTTAGCCTCAAAGTTTTGCTTGTGCATATTCTCAAGCTCAGACTTATGCGCCATGTTAAGTTCGCTAATCTTGTCATTAAGAGCTTGAATGCTATTCTTAGCACTCTCTAACTCTGACTTTAAAGCATCGTCAGGAGATTTATTAGACAACTCTGCAATGTCTGCCTTATATTTCTCAACCTCAGACTTTAAAGTCTCCACATTATCCCTATAACTAGATAACACTTGGCGATTAAACTCGTAGCTCTTCTTGTCAATAGGCTTATCTAAGCCAGTAATCTCACGAATGTCTTTGTCGTACATATCGTGAGTCTCTCTGAGTTGAACTGCCACAGCTTTATCTACTGTCGTTTTCAATATTCCGGCAATAGCATCATATTGCTCGTCTGTCAATCCACTTAACGCTTCTTGACTCTTTAATTCATTGGTGGTTAGCATTAATTACTCTTTTTTATTAAACAATACCCTTTGATTGCTTCCACTCTTCATAAGATGGAAATCCGTCAGGTAAATACACTTCTTCAAGAATAAGATGACTGTTAAAGACACCTATTTTCTTTCCATTGCTTATCCTTAATCCTCCCAACTTCAAGAAAGTCTTGTAGTCTTGATAATTAAAGGTGCATACAAATGGCTTGAACAATGGCTCTCCTGTTACCTCATCTACTCCAATCCTTCTAATTCTAACTTGAGCAATGTTTGGATTATCTCCCTTCTTTAAGATAGCATCCACTTTTACTTTTTCTACCTCGTTGTCGTTGTCATAGTTCTCTACAACTTCTTCAACAACTGGCTTTTCTGGTGATTGTTTTCTTGGTCTTCCTCTTCCCATAACTTTTTTATTAATTAAATAGTGTAAATACTACACTAAGGCAAATATAATCACTTTAACACTATTTATAAAAATTAATTAACTACAGGTAAATAGGTCTGAATCCTAGCTCTAATAGACTCTATTAATTGCCTCATAGGTTGGTCTGACATACTGCCAAATACCTCAAGAGAACCATTCTCTCTTTCAAACCTAGATATTAAGGAACTGAAATTAATCTTCATATATGCCTCAGATTTATCTATAACCCCCTCTTTCACCAAAGAAAGAACTTCATCCCTCTTAGAGTGCCTGAAAGGCTCTAATTCAAACATTATCTTAGCCCTACGGTAGCCTCTCGGATTATCCTTATGCTCTGCCTCCAAATACTTTTGATAAATACTATCCAAGATAGTTTCTGAGAATCCAGACCTCAAACCCTTATTATATGCCATAAGTAACACATCGGCACTAAATACATAATGCTTAGTACCATAGCTTACATAGTAGTGATCAAAGGCATCCTGGTAGCGTATCTTTAAGCAAGTGTTAATGACCCACTTCTCAATGTGTTCAAAATGCTTCTGTAGAGTGAGCAAGGTCTGTTCAGCACCATCGAATATAGACATGATCTGAGTCTCATTCATAGCCTCATAGTCTGAAGGATTATAAAGGTCATTGGTAATACCCTTATAAATCTCTTTTTCCAGATTCATTACATCCTCTCTAAGCATCTTAATGCCTTTCACATCGGCATCCAACTTACCTACCGGAGCTTTAATTGCCGGTATGTCCTCTCCGTCAGGGAATGGAACGCTTATATATGTTCCTACACCAACCTTGTTATTACAACTTGGACACTTTATCGGCTGACCAGCCTTTCTCAAGTAGGTGTCAGCAGTCTTATTCTTGAGATAACCCTCGTGGCACTCCGTATCGGCATCCTCGAAGGTACATTCTCCACTATATCCCCAATAGATAGGATATGCAGCATATAACTTAGCATACTTGGTATTAGTCTTCTCGAAAAGAAGGTCATCAAGCGAACCTAAGTACATACTTAGAGGCGAGTTTGCCGTCACGCAGTTACCCAGCTTATCGTTCCAAAACCAAGTCACAGGACACATACCAAGATTATGCTCCGTCTGTTCTGTAACATCTACTGCACCATTGGTTAGATTGAAAATACGGTACGATTCATCATCTATAATGCAATAGTTTTCCGCATCCTTCTTGTATATCAAGTAATTAAAGTTGCCCCTTTCATCCTCATCAAACTCTATTATTTGACTTATATCAACATCATAAACAAATGGCTCTGGTCTAGTAGAGTCTTGCTCTTCCGGTAGACCAACAACCAATACTGAATTTATGGATGTCTTAAATAGCCGGTAAAAGTAATTTCTAAGCTCTTGAGGAAATCCGAACTGGTCTTCCAAGTATTGCAAAGCATCACCTTGCAAGTCTCCGGAGTCACTTCTGAATATAAGGCGATATATGGGATCTACGCCATCAAATACCTTTGCCAAACACCGATACACCTCATCTACCGTCTTAGTGGTATCTAAGGGAAAGTCCATTAGCTTGATGAAGGTCTTTTGCTTATCCTCAGTCAAAAGGCTTCTCACTTTCTCCAAGAAGATTGCTAAATATCTTGGTGCTGAGTTCCTATTAACATTTTCGGTATGAAAAAGCAGTCGATCTTGCTGATCAACTGCCTCTCGTAAAAAGCGATTATTCTTCTTCTCCGCTAATATCTCCGATATCTGTTCCTTGAGTATTGGCATCCTTTACTTCAATAGGTTCTGACTGCCATCCAGGCTTTGATAAAAGATAGTCTCTCTGCCTACCATCCTTAAACTCTCTACCCTCAGGAGCAATAACCTCGTGATATAATATGTGATTCTTCTTAGTTCTAGGCATTTTGCTCTATTATAGGTCTGTTACAGGGTTAAATGTACCAGCCGGATTAAATGCGTAGAGAAGATTACTGTAGTCCTCCTCTAAAGAGAATCTAACCATATTTTTATCAATACCATCTCTTTGACCCATCATCTTATCACCAACGTGCCAAGACTGAATAGGGAATCCTCTGAAAGTAGTAGGAGATGACTGAGAATCAACAATACCAGAAATCTGACCTCCTTCGTGTACGAAGAAAGCACTTAGGTTGCCATCCTCACAAGAGTAAGTCTTTAGAACAGTAATCAACTGCTGATTTACTCTCAAGAACTCACCATTAACTTGCACGAACTCAGAACCTCTAACGATTGGAATACCACCCCTAGTAGCATTTCCTCCACCGTACTCTCTAGGCTCTCCACCACTCATCTCAACAGCGTGGATTATTGGAGTAGGGATAAACTTCGTTTCATCTGGAGTATCTGCCGTAGTACCGGTATAGACATTCCAAAACGTAATTGTTGTTGGATCATCAACATCAGTACCAGCAGTATCAGAAGCATCAAAGGCATATACTGTGCCAGAAGGATTCTTGGTTCTGTGAAGAATTAATTTTACAGGAACACCCAAGTCCTCAAGACAAGCACTTGGAAGGGACGTCATTTGGTCTAACAAATCACAGGCGCATACTAAACTCATTTCTAAAAGTTTTTATTTCTTAAAAAAAGTTCAGCGACTTGCTCCTTCGTCACTAATTAGTGTACTTAATACACTAAAAATAATTTATCACTTCAAAGATAAACAATAATATAGTAGTTATAAAATAAAAAAAAAGAGACATCGGGGAGATGCCTCTAAAATCGTATTCACTAAAAATAAACTACAACATGAATTACAATACTAAGAATTTTTTATCGCCTTGTCAACCTTATGTGTTCTAATTTTTTTCTTTTGTTTTCTATTTGCCTCTCCATATTGGCAATTTCATTCTTTAGTAGGCATATCTTATCTAGCACACATTGGTCGGACAAGTCTTTAATCACATCTGACAACCTAGAACCCTCATTTAAGCAAAAGGCAGTAGTTCCGCTAGAATTTAGGCATAAAATCTTATATGATGACGTACATCCTATAGGAAACAACGTAATACCGCCATTAAAGTCTACAGCTACCGTAAGACCCCACTCTGAAACAAAATGAGCCATCTCTTTCTCTATACCAGAAATGCTGCCTATACCACTCAAACCCTCGTAGTGCTTCTTCACCTTCTTAATCAAAGAACCTACCGTTATGTCTATAAAAATCATTGCAGTTATTGTGTTTTTACAAAACTATTATTAATTTAACAGAATTATTAACCCTGTGGGTTTAAAAAGTGTTCAAATAATCGAAACGCCTTTCATAAAGATGAGAGGCTTTTTTAATTAAAGAACTTCAGACCTAGTTTTCTTCTTTTACTTAGTTCATTAAAAGCATACCTCATAGCATCCATAAGGTGATTGTAATCATCAATAGGAATACTAGACTTCTTATCATTCCAATGGTATAGCCTCAATTCCCTCTTTATTTCATTCGAGTTATAATCAACTACTAGGTGATAATCCTGGAGAGCGGTAATCTCTTCTTTTACCTTACCCTTTTTAGCTAATTTAACATTCAATCCATGACTCTTTAACTCAGCAACAGTCTTCTTATCGTGGTCACAAGCAATAAGGTCAGTCATCCTATCTATACTCCTAGTCACCTTTCTCTTTATCTCATCATTGCTCAGCTCTGTCTCATATATCTTCTCTTGAAGGTATATTTTTTTATTCTTATGATCTACGGCAACCTTGATAAAGGCTAGAGGGTCTGGATAATACCCAAAGTCAAGCCCATAGCAGTATGGTAAGTTGTTGTCAAAGTGTCCTTCCACCCAATTCTTAAAAACAGCACCTTCGTCATTCTCTCTCCATCCACCAAGCATAACCTTGTGGTACTTGTCAGGATGTTCTTCCCTCAATCTGTCTACTTGGTTAAGGAAACTGGGAGATAAGTTATCTAAGTTGTCCATATAGGTCGTATGGATATGCAATACCTCCGGATGGGTAGAAATAGGCACTTTATAGCCATCTACATACTCATACTTCATCGACTTCTCGAAAAACCTCTTCCATATCCAATGCTCAATGGTGGTAGGGTTTAAGATTAGGACAACCAAGTTCCTAGCATGGGCAGAACGGATAGAGTAATCGACTTTATCGAAGATGTCTTCCTCTACAAGCTCTTCGGCTTCCTCTACAATCCATACAGAAACACCTTTTAGTGACTTAAGATTGGCAGTAAGGTTTCCAGAAGAGGACTTTATACCCCTAAACAGGATGTCAGAACCAGTCTGTAGGTTCTCTATCTGATTCTTCCTTACTTGAAAATCCTTTTCAACCTTGAGAAGCTCAAGTTTTTCCTCAAATTCGGGGATAATGGATATTTCAGCAGATACGAGGGTATAACGGGAATAAAGAATACGGTTTTTCTTCTCATAAGTTATTAAATTGGCTATGGTTGAAATGGCAAAAGACTTACCTGAGCCACGACCACCGGTAATGATGACGTACCTCTTGTCGGTAGTTAAAATCTGCTTGTATTTAGGGTTTAACTCTACCAAAGATTATTAGTTGATACTTGAATTACTCTTCCTCAATCTCTGCATCATCAAACTTATCTCCCTTAATCTTCTTTCTCAAAGCCTCTGGGTCAGCAAAGTTGATAGCTGGAATATTAACCTTATGCTCAACTGTAGAGGTAGAGACGGCAGTAGCTTTGTCGGCAAACATCTCTATGATGTCCTTGACTTTCTTGTAAGATCCCCACTTGATAGCTTCATCGAAGCACCTAGCAGCTACTTTCTCTAGGGCAGTACAAGTTTCATCTTTGAGAACCCTCACAAGCTCGTCTTCGGTCATACAAGCGACTATAGCGAAGGTATCTCTCACCTCTTGCTTGGAATACTTGCCATCTTTACTGAGCTTGGTCAGTAGCTTCCTAGAGCCAGTAGGCGCACCAACATTAGGGTTTTCACCAACATGGATGATAGAATTGCGACCCATCTCTTTGATCTGCTCAACCCTCTGCTTAGTGAGTCCCCTACGGTAATTTTTATTTTTGCGATTATCGGACATTCTTCGATAGTAAGTAAGTTAAAAAGTTGCCTAAAAGCTGAAAGAACACGCCTAAAACAACAATACCAACGACAAAAAGAGTAAGTACGTCAAGAATGCTAATAGAACTAATCTGAAAAGCAGATATATGCCCACAAAGAACATACAAGGCAATAATAAACCACGCCACAAGGAAGGTGGTATTCCAAGGGAATTTATCCATAACTTAATTTTTTGGTAGATTGATAAAATAGAAACATAAATCAGTATAAATATTGACTTAATCATATACAAAGATACAAAAAAAAGCCCAAGAACTTAATCAGGGGCTTTCATAAAAAAAAATCAAGTAATGTAATAAGAAGAAAGGCACACGAATTGGTAGTTCGAATGCCTTTTATAACTCTTTTAAAGTTTTCTTCAATGCCAAATTTAGGCAACAAAAAACTAAAAATCAAATAATGAACGAAATAATTTCTTAATAAGATTTTTTCTTACCTCCGGTGTACATACACTTTTTCATATCTATTAGATTTTAATGATCAAAATCCTAAGATACAAAAAATCTATAAAAGGTGCTTAAAAAGGTTGAAGACACCCATCAAAACAACAGAAGAACAAAACAGAGCGCATAAAAAACCAATGACTTCACCATAATCCCAATCGCCATCAGTATAAACTAAGTGATTACCAGTACCACACATAATAGGTGTATAAAATGGGCTTTTAAAAAATCTCTCAAAACCAAAAATTATACACTCGGCAGTATGCCCAATGTTTTCTCGTTCAATTTTATAAAAATAACCCTCAGTAGTAGGACACCGGCAATCAAAACTTGATGTCATAAAGTCATACTCTTGTAAACCGGAATAAATCGGAATTTGGCTAATGTCAATATTTTCATTCTTCTTCATCGGAAACATTATGACCAGGTTCTCTATTCCTGGCAATTAAAACAATAGAGTCGCTAAGCATCTCCAAAGCATTGTCCAACTCATCAACACCATCAAAGTCCAACTCGAAATGGATAGGTGTGCCAAACTCATCCTCTATGACAATCTTTAATCTACCCTCATTCATGCTCAATAACTTTATCCCAAAACTACAAATTCCAATCCAATTTTCCTACCCCAAACACATACTTTTTTAATCTAACTAGGTATATAGCTGAGCTAACATAATATATTATAGTACTATAATATAGTAATATTACAGTAACTATGTAACAGTACTATTACAGTTATTGTACTATAACTTGTACTATAACTTATACTCTAAATAAAAAAAACTAAAGGAAAAAAAAGAAAACTCAGTAAAAGGGGGCTTCATAGCCATCCCCCTTTTATACCACAAGACTAAACCAGCAACCCCCTGCCTAGTAGACTCGCCAAGCCTCGTCTACTAATTTCTCATAAAACATGAAGACAAAGAACTTACGGATTGTAAGTCTTTGGCAGAATGTAAGCAACCAAAATTAACAAATGCAATCCATAACATATCCGTAAAATGCCTCAGAATGCCTCTAATTTGCCCTGTAAGGGACTTTCTCCTAAAAATGGTAGTTATACCCCACTTTTTAATTTAAGGCTCTTAAATCAAACGAGAGAGGCTCAGGTGTAAACATTGGTCATATCCCAACAACCTAAAATCAAGCCGAAAAACTCTAATCCCCTATGAAATTTTAAAAATTTGAAGGGGAGGGTAAGGTGGGGGGCATTTCCACCCCCATAGGGGGGGGGTTAGTGTACAATGTACACTATCACATAGTGTAAGGAATACACTAACTCAGCTATTTATCCAATGTGATGCGGTATGATATAGGCTAGAATCCATTCTAAGGCTATTTTAAGGCTCTCTAAGCGACGATCTCCGCTTAGTAAGGGTAATACACCACACACCTAGAGAACGTGCCTTAAAACGGCTCTAATTGGCTTATGGGGTATGGATACAAAAAAGCCTCTGCGATGATATGCAAAGGCTTATAAAATTACTGATATAAAAAGAGGGTGAAAGGAGCTAGCATCAGCCCTAAATAATAAGCATAAAAAAAGCCCTACAACGTTAATCATAAGGCTTCATATTAAGCTATTGTATTGGTTTAGTATATATATCCATATTCAGTATAATTATATCCATTAGCTTCAATATCTTGAATAAGGTATTCATCAGATAATATATATTCATATTCATTCACTAAGCTATTGAGCATACTATTAAAGCATTCCGATACAATGTCTTTAATGTCAATATCTGTTGGCTTCTCAATAAAGTTTAACAATGGCTTCAATATATCGCAATCGTAAGAAACTCCCGTCAATGGGCAATTATCATATTCAAACTGAATTTTTGAATATCTTTTTTTATAGTAATATTTGCCATTAATCCATTTGCCCGGCGTTGAATAATATTTGCCTTTGCTCATATATGGGAGCCAATTATTTATAATCCATGTTCTAAGCCTCATTGGCTTCATATCCATAAGATGATCATCAGCATTAAATTTGTAGCTTATATCGTTTCTATATGAATAATCTACGCTAATAAATTTAGCGCCTATTATGTGGCAAAATTCGTTAATAGTATTGAATGCATCTTGAATAAATGGAATGCCGGTTTCAAAATAAAATTCCCTTTGTAATTCCAGCGCTCTCTCCTTTGCCGATTGGGATAATTCGCTGAATTGATATAATTTAATTTCAATAGTTTTCATGTTTTTAGTTTTTAATTGTTAGTTAATAGTTATGCGCTCAATTTCAATGATGTTAAATTCTGAATTCAAAAAACAATAATAGTTTTGTCTTTTTAATCTATTTTGAATGCGTCTATAGTTTAAATTGTGCATTCTGCAAAGTTTAGTTAATACCGTGTAGTATTTTGTTTTATTATATGCTATTATTTTATATGCTATTCTCATAATTCTAGTTTTAGTAATTTTTCGCCTGTTTCGTGCATATCAACTTTATTAATGTTGTGGCAACCAATTTTTAAAGTGCCGTTTATTCCAATTACGGTAAAATTGTCAATTTTATACCCTTTGATATCTTTGCCGGATTTGATTAATTTATATAATATTTTGGCTTCTTTTATATCAACCTTTGCACCCATGCTAGTTTCGATATTGTTTCCGTTTATTCTCAAATATTGTTCATTGCTTCTAAAATAGCCTTTCTCAAAAGATTTAAATTTTTTGATATTGTCTTTTAATTCTTTTGCTTCTTTGCGTGCCTTTCTTTCTTTTGCTATTCTTTCGGCTTTTATGGCTTTTTTTCTAGCATCGTTTAAATTTTGTTTGAAATTATCTGAATTAATTTGATTTATAAGCCTGTTTATATATTTATATTCTTTTGATCTTTTTACTTTTAATTTCCTATATTCTACATATTCATTTACGCAATTCCACAAATATTCAATTTCATCAGAATATATATAAGGCTTTCTAGCTTTTATAAGTTTTGGATATAAATAATTTTTTACATGGCTATAAACATATTTTAGATCATGTTTGGTAACAAAAAATTGCTTATAATGATTTGTTGCCTGTCTAACTAAACTTATGTGTTTTCCGGTTGAAACTGAATAGCCTACATCATTAATCAATATAGTATTGTTGTCAATAAATTCAGCAATTTGATAATGATACCCGTACGAATAAATTCTATCGTATTCGAAAAATATAGATGAACTTTTGCCGTGTGTGTTATTCCTTTGTGCGTATTCATGTACGCAAGCCCAATTAGAATTAAATGAGTGTCTCATTGTTATAGTTTTTTTTTAGTTAAGTAATTAATTTAATTAATAAGGTAAATAATTAGGTGCGAAAAAATTAAAAGCCATAAACATAAAAGATGCAAATAAGCTCAATGTAATAAGGGATAAAAAAGCAATTTTGAAATTTTTCATAATAGTAGTTTTTTTAGTGAATAAGTGAATATGTACACAAACCTAAAAAACATTTTTGTCAATTTCAAACGTTTTGTACATTTTTTTTATCAAATAAGTACTTTTTATATCATATTACATTTTTTTATAATACGTTAAACTACTGAATAACATATATTTATAGGGTGAATTTCAAGCAAATACCTTATTTGCGGTGAATTTCATATATAGATAATTGCAATATGTTTTAATGTTGATCAGCATAATTACAGCCAATTATAGATAGTGTAACATCTACACTAAGCCATGAGCAACTCAGCCGGAAATCCGGCAACTACTTTTTAGCAAATCGGTAATGTATCAAAAATGAAACCCCCTCTGGGCAAAATCCCTCTGGGCAAAATTCCCTCTGGGCAAAAATCTGAAACTCCCTCTGGGCAAAATTTAAATTTCAAACTTCTGCCACATCTCTCGCAGCTTTTTTTCGATGATTGGCAGTAGGACTGCATAGTGAGCTATGAAGACTAGGTAGAGCTCTTCTCTCGTCTTCCAGTCTTTGGAGGCTGCATTGCGGTAGCTGACCTCAGATGCGTAGCCATGAATCTCTTTCATTATGCTTTGCTCCGATACGCCAAGCTCTTTTATGATCCTCTTGAAATGGATGTAGATGTCTTGATCTCCTTTGTAATTTTTAGGGATTTCCATTAGTTATAGTTTATTCTGTCGAATGGGTGAACTCCGGTGTCCGGAACTGCTGCAACTACGATGAGATAATCTCCTTTGCCCAGGACTCTTATCATTCCAAGGTCTTCAATCAATTCATCTGATGCTATTCCTTCTGTAATTATATTTTCTATAAAAGAATCAATTTTATTTTCAAATTCATTTAAAATCATTTTTTTTAATTTTTTTTGATTTTTTTCCATTTTATTTTTTTTATTTTTTTTGATTTTTTTTGATTTTATTTTTTTTCGTTTTTTTTATTTTTTCTCTTTTAGGTACACAACCGGCTTAAAGTCCTCCACACTTATATAAGACTCGAATCCAGCTTTGTCTAGGCGATCACTCACCCCAATCAGTTTTTTTGTACTCATAAGCATTCCTTCGCCCCTAAATTTCAATTTTAAGGCATCTAGCGTTACTTCTAAGAGCATTTCTCCCCTTATGTGAGGGGTGAGTACCTTTTCATACTTTGAGCGTCTTAAATCGAGTCTGTTGGCTTTTGTCTGTTTCATAACTTAAAGATAATAAAAAAAGCCCCACCGAAGAGGTGAGGCACTAACAAAACAGTAACATGAAAAAACTATATCTTATGCTTCTGCCTTTATTGATTCACTCAAATCTAAATTTGATAGCATATTCATCATATCTTCTTGTCTAACTTTTTCTGCTATTGCCATACAATGTTTCATCCCTATCAAATACATCAAGAAGCCAAAATCTTTTTTATTGGTTGTGTTGTCATTGGCTTTATTCATAAAATAGGCAATGTCTTTTGGCTTATCGCAATATATTCCATTGTCATCAAGATAATCTAAAACATCACGAACAATGTGTATGTTTTCTTCAAGGAATGGTATATCATAGTTGCAATCTTCAGCTTTTAATTTTTTCATGGTTTTGATTTTTTTTAAAAAAAAGTGAGCAGTTTGCGACTTACTCAGGTCAAGCATACAAATAGACGATTAACGCTCGTGTCTCTCTTCAACATCCATTGGCTCATCATCCAATGGTTCACATGGATATTCTAAATGCCAATTTTGAGCTTCTGGTGGTAGGTTCGGATCCCAATACATTTGTTAGTGTTTTAGTGAATAATAATGCTAATTTATATATACCTAGTTAGAAAGTCAAGTGATGGAGGAATTATTTTTTATTTCTTCTGCGCATTCATCACAAATAAACTTCGTTCCATCATTATAAACCATATGTACATACTCGGTTTCTATGTCTTCCCACCGGTAGTGACAAGAGTTGCAAATCAACCAACATTTTCTCTTATTGGGCATACGTTGGAAATCTAAATAAGTGTGTACTCTCTCCAGAATTTTCATTAGTTCAGATTAATAGGCACTATTTGTTCTTCCTCAAAAAAGCCATTGGTGACATAATACCACAACACTTGTGAGCATCCCATAGGCTCTAACAGTTCCAAAGAGGTGAGTTCTATCTCGTAGTCTCCTTGCATGAAACCTAAATCATTCATATTTTCTGTTTTTAAAAGTTAATTTAATCATTCCGGTATCTCCCATCCTATGCTTGGGAATTAAAAGTTCGGTAAAATCATCCTCTTTAGCAACATCAACATAATACCCTTCTCTGTATAAGAATAATACTATGTCTGCATCTTGCTCTATAGCTCCACTCTCCCTGAGATCAGAAAGCATAGGTCTTTTATTCTCTCTCCTCTCAAGGTATCTTGATAACTGGCTCAAGCATATAATAGGTATGTTGCAATTAGCCTTATGAGCAGTCAGCTTAAGCATCCTAGACATATACTCCACTTCTCCTTGCTTACTATTGAATCCAGACCTTTGCGAACTCATCAACTGAAGATAGTCGATAACCACCAAGCCCACGCCATACTTCCTTACAGAGAACTTTATGGAATTGACAATATCTTCAACACTTATCTTATCATCATATATGAAGATAGGTAATTTATTGATATGCTCAAGAGCTTTTTCTATCTCCCTTATTTCCTCGCTATTCAACGACCCAGTCCTCATATATTGTGTGCTGATGCCAGTTTTTATCTCTATCATACACATAAGGAGCTGATCGGAACTCATCTCCAAGCTATAGATGGCACTAGGAACGCCACTCTCTGCACTCGCCAATAACTGATTAAGGCTAAAGGTGGTCTTCCCCATTCCTGGTCTAGCCCCAAGAATTATCAAATCTGACTTCTGCCACCCACCGGTAAGAGAATTTAACTTAGGAATACCGCTTGATACACCACTCATCCCCTTATGTTCCGTAGAGGCATAAATGGAGTCCATAAAATCCTTAGTCATAGCTCCAACGTGGTAATCTTTCTTGTCGGAATCCTCATAAAAGGAATCTAAGCCACTAAGAGCTAAAGAAATTATCTTCTCCGGAGCATCGCCACTCAAAATGCCATCAGAGATAGTGGAATTTATCTCGTAGAGCTTGGTTTTCATATATGCCTCTATGATGCCATCCTCATACTTTTTAAAGTTTTTGGTGACACAAGCATACATATAATCATCCTTGAGTTTCTCAAAACTGATTTTAAAGCGTTCTAAGGCGACATCTGACACCAAGCTAAGGTCAATATCATCTTGGTCATAGATATGCTCTGAAATCGCCTCAAAAAGCCCTCTATGGGCATTATTTGAAAAGTGCTGAGGTCTGATTCTAGAATCGTATATTAAACTAGGCTTTCTGAGTAGGCATCCTATGAGCGATTTTTCTAAGTTCATAGTTCTCTATACGTCTTAGTTTGTTTCTCTAGTGAATTATCCAACTTTGCCTCTCTGATAAACAATCCTTGCCATCCATTAGCCTCAGATGAGTCTACGGCAGTCTTTAAATCGACATAAGAATTTGCAAGGAACTTATCGACTAGATTCCTAGCTGTAGACTTTATTTTGATAGGCTTTTTTAACTCTTGGCGGTAATTTACCCACTTTAAGAGGAGTTCTTTCTTTTCTATAGATAACTTATCCGTTAAACCCTCAAAGGCTTTAGGGAACACTATAGAGTCCTCTACCGGCTCATCTTCTTGAGCTACAAAACCGAAGCCTGGAATGGGCAAATTCTTATGCTTCAAAAGAACAATAGTCCTTCCAATAATTTCGCCCCTCTCCTTACGGATCTCACTACGGATATATCCCTTATTCTTCAAATTGGTGACTATCTGAGACACCCTACCCTTAGTAAAACCAAAGTAGTCACTAAAGTAAGCATTGGACTGGCGTACTGCACCCTCCCTATTTAAACTCATTACCTTAGAGTAGAACAATATCTCCATAAAAGTCAGGTTGGTATCATCCCACACCTCTGCCGGTATCCACAACCCTAAATCATCATGTATCATATTTCGTTGATTTTTTTAAGTAATCTAAAGAACTCATCATCTTCCGCCTCTTGCCTCTTAGCCTCTTGGAGATCAAACTTGATGAGCATCCTCTTTTCTTCGTCTGACAAGTCAAACCACCCATCTACATTGAGAAGCTCCCTAAGTGAGAACTTCTGCAATGTAATAGGTTTTCCATCCTTAAATATAATGTCTGACATCAGAAAGGTAAGTCACCATCTTTTTTAGGGGTTTTTAAACTACCAGCCTTCTGATTATCCGGCTTCCATTGGCTGACCTCCATATAGTGAGTCCATCCCTTAGCAGAAGGAGACTTTCTCTCCCTAGAGTCAATAGTGATGAAATCAGTTCCCTCGCTATTCATAAACTCCACCATCTTATTGATGTCATCTTTGTGGAACTGAATCTTTTGGAAATCACCATACTTACTGTTGATTGTTTTTGCATTGCCAACATAAATTTTGTCTGTCATTTCTATTGTTTTTATTAATTAATAAATGTTGCCTTATTTAATACTTCCTCACTTATCTTTCCCTCCCACTCGAAACCCAAACGGTTTCTACATTTAACTCTATAGATGGGCATATTGCCCATACTCCACACAAAAGTGTCTATGCCTAAAACCTCATAAGTTATAGACTTAGCTACCAGCTTATCACCTATCTTGAATTGATGTTTCATTGTTATAAATTCCTATAAGTTTATTAATATCATCCCTAGAAAGCTCCTCCCCAGACTGCAACCTCTTGAGGACATCATTAGCCCTCTTCAATGCTGCCATCTTATCCGGCTTTGTTAATTTAAGAGTAGGGTACAACAAAGGTAATCCTTCTACATACTTCCGCCTCTCGAAACCATATCTGACCTCCAATCCCTCTAGCATCAATCCATCGTCAGTCTGACTCCTATTGGAAAAAGTGCCTTGCTTATGTATATTCCAAAGGTGATAAGACAAAGACTTATATCTACCACGAGGAATTACATGACCAGCCTCAAACCTATTGTTATTGTCGAAAGGTCTAGCCATACATGGTTGGTCTTTATCTAAGACCATCACTATCTTATTGATAACTTTTTGAAGGGTATCGACCTTTGTCGTAAGCCCCAACTCTTTCTTATATTGCTCTTTTTTCTGTCTCCACGCTTTCTTCCTCTCTTTCTCCAATACTCCTTTGATGTAAATGTCTTGACATTCTTCACTACACCACTTGCACCAAGTATTACCCATCTTCCTTTCATACTTAGCCTTACACACTCTACAAGTGTATGTCTTTATCTTATTCGGATCACTCATCACATTTATTTGGACACAAAGGACATGGCTCATACTGAGATAGTATTCTTCTATCCATAATTAGCAACTGACAGTCCACCTCATCCTCTTTAAGCTCATTCCATATCATTCTTGCCTCTATGGTAGACTCATTGCGAGATAAGACCTCTATGGCAAAATTATAGCCTACAGCCTTGTACTTATCTGTATGATTATTATAGCATGATGCCATTAGTAAAAGTAAGAAAAACCACTTATTTACTCTTTTATTTGTCATAGCTATTCTATGTTGATGCTTTCTTTTATCCACGAACTGCACCACTTTTTTATAAGATGCACCGGAACTAAATAAGCCTTTTTACTTGCCTTATCGCCATTACCCACAAACTTAACATAAGGCTTGTTCCATAACATAATCTGCCTTATAAGTTCTTGTGGTTCTATCCAATAAAAATAATCCCCTGTGCATATTACCCAGTCATCTGCTTTGGTTGTAAGCAATCCAGATGGTCTACCAAACATTTCAATCTCAATAACTATATTACCAGTCTCTTGAGATTTAAGATCAGCTTTAACCTCTATCGCTCTGTTTATTTCTGGAATCCAAATGTCGTAAGGCTTAAACTTTCCTGGAACAATAAATGCACATGGATATTTTAAATGCACCCTATCAAGAATGTAATTCTCAAACTTTTTACCATATGCCAATGCTTCTTTAAATTCCATTATACATAATTGCAGATGCAACCCCAATTAAAGACACAATAGCTCCTACCACCATGCCTAAATAAAAAATATTATCGTCTTTTATCTTCATCAATGCTTTGCTCATTGCCACACCAATCACACCAATAGTGGTCGTGCCTTTCTTCCATTTCATAACATCCACAATTATTGCAGATTTCCGATAGCTTGTTTATCTCTTTCATTGTTTATTTTCCTACCTTTTTAAATAGTGATTCTGTCAATACCTCCCTGCATATATCAGCACACTCTTTAAGGGTTTCTTTTCGAGCAGCATCAGCAGCATTAGCAGCAAAAGCAGCAGCAAAAGCAGCAGCATCATAAGCATTAGCAGCATCATAAGCAGCATCATAAGCAGCATAAGCAGCAGCAGCATTAGCAGCATCATAAGCAGCATCATAAGCAGCATAAGCAGCTTGTCTTAATTCCTCTTCATTTAAATTACCATCCACATAATCATAACACGCTTGTAACGCATCAAGGCTTCGTTGGTCTTCCATCAAATGCTTTACCAATGATGCGCAATCAGCTTTAGCTTTAACTAATTCTTTAGTAAATCCCACTTCTCTAAAGTAGTACCAAAGCATCCAATCACCCCTTTTGCAATTCTTCCATGCCTTTTTTAAGGATTTATCACCTACCCACCCCATTGCTTCAGAACAAGCATTTAGTTTTTCAAGTCTTTTGTTTAGTTCGTTCATGTCTTTAAGTTTGCTTTTGTGTTTTTAAATTTTGCCAGTAATACTTAGTTACTGGCATTTTATAGGTATCATGGCTTAAAGTATATCTTCTCCCCACTCTTCTTATCGAAGAAAAAGAATCGTGGAACTGCAATCGTATCAAGCACAGTCTCAGTCCTTATAAAAAACTTTGTCTCCGCAGTAATGCCAACGCCAGTAGTATCACTCGCCACAATAGGAATAACCCTCTGAACTTCTGCTACTGCATAAACTATCTCCACTTGTGCATTAGCATCAATCGTCATGTCAGGCAATGGCTTGTATTCTGGTTGCTTCTGTTGGCTAAAAAGAACTCCCCCAAAAAGGGTCATTAAAATAAATGTTATGATAATTCTCATTCTAATAGTTTTTAAATGTTATAATAATTTCGTGTCTTTTCGGTAAGTATCAAAAATCTGTCTCTATCGGGCTGACACCAGTCTACCTTTCCCTGCCTCATATCGTAGCCAATAGCAGGGTTTGTCTTTGTAATGTTGTACCTGCGCCTAAACTCCTCAACGCTTAGGACAGTTACCTCAGGTATAAAATCGTTTAAATCTCTTTTCATCTTACTTTAGTCTTTTAATTTAATTGGCAAAATGCCATACCTTCTTATTCCAAAAATCTATAAACAAAAGTTGCATCCCCTCACTCAATGGAGGCTCGTATCTATAAACCATCATAGCTATCAAGTTGAATCCATATAATAAATAATATGGCACACATTATGCTAAATACTATCATACAAAAATACTATTTTATTTTATTATAAATTAAATCAACTTAACCTCATCCACGCAGTCATCACATATGTATAGTGTCTTATTAGTGTATATCATATGCACCATTTCTGTATCAGTCTCTGACCATCTGCGCTTACAGTTATAGCATACCGCCCAGCAGAACCGAGTCTTTG